GCAAGACACGCGGAAAGATGGTGTAATCATGATGGCTAGCCGCGGTATGGGGGACATCGCCCCCTCTAAAATGCCCAAGGGCAAGAAGAAAGCCCGGCGGGACGACACTGACTTTACCCAGTACAAAGAGGGTGGGAAAGTCAAGGAAAAATACATGAAGTTTTCTGAAACCGGAAAGCCGATTGGTATGACGCCTGTGACCAAAGCTAAAGAGGGTGGGAAGATAAAATCCAAAGTAAACGAGGCTGGTAACTACACCAAGCCCGGTTTACGTAAACGGATTTTTAACAGCGTCAAAGCTGCGGCAATTGTTGGCACTGGCGCGGGTCAATGGAGTGCCCGTAAAAGTCAGGTACTAGCAAAACGATATAAGGCTGCTGGGGGCGGATATCGTGACTAAGTGGTCTGACAAGCGCAAGAAAGCCATAAACTGCGACGCCCCAAAAGGTTTTTCAGAGAAGGCTCATTGTGCGAGTGTTAAAAAAGCTGGTGGTGGTTTGGCTAAATCGCAGCAGTCTCTCAAGGACTGGGGCAAACAAGATTGGACAACTAAAAGTGGTAAAAAATCTTCTGACACGGGTGAGAGATACCTTCCAAAAGCTGCGATCAAAAGTCTCAGCGCTAGTGAGTACGCTGCGACGACCAAAGCCAAGCGAGCCGGAAAAGCCGCCGGTAAACAATTCGTAGCGCAACCAAAGACTATTGCAAAGAAAACAGCGGGGTTTAGATAATGGCTACTAAGAACTTTATTCAAAACGCAATCAAAAAGCCCGGTGCACTGCGTGCGTCTTTGGGCGTAAAAGCTGGTGAAAAGATTCCTGCAAAGAAGCTAAACGCTGCTGCAAAACAACCCGGTAAAATGGGGCAGCGTGCACGTTTGGCTAAAACTCTTAAGAGCTTTAAATGACCACTTCTGGAACCGCAGCATTCAACCTTGACCTTACTGAGTTGGTTGAGGAAGCGTTCGAACGCGCTGGTTCGGAGTTGCGTACGGGTTACGACTTACGTACTGCTCGTCGTTCATTGAACTTGATGTTTGCTGATTGGGCAAATCGTGGTGTCAACATGTGGACGTTTGAGCAGGGTACGATTAACCTGACTCCGGGTCTGAACACCTACGCGCTTCCCGTTGATACGGTGGATTTACTTGAGCATGTGATTCGCACGGGTGCGGGTAGCGCGTCCACGCAGGCTGACTTGACCATCACGCGTATCAGTGTTTCTACTTACGCCACGATCCCCAACAAACTGCAACAAGCCCGCCCGATTCAGGTGTGGTATCAGCGTTTGGATGGCCAGACTTCTTCAATCGGCACCACGTTGAATGGCGGGATTACAGCCACAGATACAACAATTACGTTAACTAATGCCGCTGGGCTTCCCGCCACAGGGTTCTTGTTGATTGAAAACGAGACAGTGCAGTACGGCTACATCTCTGGCAACGTGCTCTACAACTGTTTCCGTGGGCAGAACGGTACAACTGCGGCGGCACACTTAACTGGCGTGTCTGTTTACTCGCAAAACCTACCTTCTGTGACCCTCTGGCCAACTCCAGACAACAGTGCAACGTATCAGTTTGTTTACTGGCGCATGCGCCGTATTGATGATGCTGGCGGGGGTGTGCGCACGATGGATGTACCTTTCCGTTTCCTGCCCTGTATGGTGGCAGGCTTGGCTTATTACTTGGCTCTTAAGATTGAGAATGGCGCTGAGCGCCTACCTGTCTTGAAACAACAGTACGATGAAGCTTGGCAGTTGGCTTCTGATGAAGATCGTGAGAAGGCTTCAGTTCGGTTTGTTCCACGTCAGATGTACATAAACTAGCGGCACGTAAATGGGCAATAGGTTTGCATCCGGTAAGAACAGTATCGCCATGTGCGATAGGTGTGGCCAACAGTTTAAATTGACGGCTTTGAAAAAAGAAGTCATCAAGACAAAGCTTTACAATTTGATGGTGTGCCCAGTGTGTTGGGATCCAGATCAGCCGCAGTTGCAGTTGGGTATGTACCCAGTGGATGATCCACAGGCTGTGCGTGATCCCCGCAAGGACACAACGTACGTTACGGCAGGCACAAACGCTAGTGGCAATTTGACTGGCGGTTCGCGGGATGTTCAATGGGGATGGTCGCCCGTTGGTGGGTCGAGTAATTTTGATGTGAGTTTGACCCCCAACTACTTGGTGGCAACGACAAATGTTGGTACAGTTACAGTAAATTAAAGGAGTCTAATATGGACAAGAAAGATTTAGCCCAAGACAAGAAGATGATTGGTAGCATGGTTAACAAGCACGAGAGAAAAATGCACCCCGGCAAGCCTGTGACTAAGTTTGCCAAGGGCGGTAAGACCAATGAGATGATGCTTCAGTATGGCCGCGGTATGGCCAAAGTTGCAAATCAGGGGAAATAACATGGCCAAGATTAACAATCTACCCGCTTCTGCATACGCCAAGCCCCATACTATGAGTGGTGCGCCTGTAGGCATCTCTGAGAACCCCGGTTCTGGCGTCAATCGCAGTAAAGCGGATACCGTTAATATGTCTATTGGCAACATCAGCAAAGCTGCTGGTAACGAAACTGTTAAGACATCCGGTATTGTCACCCGTGGTAACGGTGCGGCAACCAAAGGCACGATTGCTCGTGGGCCAATGGCATGAATTACACGCAACTCAGCAACGCGATCCAAGCGTACACGGAGAACACGGAAACAAATTTCGTGGCTAATATCCCTGTGTTCGTTACGCAGGCTGAAGAACGTATATTTAACTCGGTACAGTTTCCGTCTTTACGCAGCAACGTAACGGGGGTAATGACACCATCAAACAAGTATTTGCAGTGCCCCACGGACTTTTTGGCGGTGTATTCATTGGCTGTTATTAACGCCAGTGGTGAGTACGAATACTTGTTAAACAAAGACGTTAACTTTATTCGGCAGGCATACCCACAGCCCACAGACACAGGGATCCCCAAGTACTACGCACTGTTTGGCCCACGTTCGGATAATGCGGCAGAGTTAACTTTTATTCTCGGCCCCACGCCAGATGCGGGGTACAGTACGGAGCTTCATTATTTCTTCTACCCACCAAGCATTACAGTTTCTCCATACACTTCATGGCTGGGTGACAACTTTGACCCTGTGCTCTTGTACGCATCTTTGGTTGAGGCTTACACCTACATGAAGGGTGAGACTGACATGATGGCGCTATACAACCAGAAGTTCATGGAAGCTCTTGCGTTAGCTAAGCGTTTGGGTGATGGCATGGAGCGTCAAGACGCTTACCGTTCTGGTCAGTTCCGTCAGAAGGTGACTTGATATGTCAATTATCCAGACCCAGACCACATCGTTTAAAGCAGAGCTTTATCAAGGCATACATGACCTGACGACTGACGTTATTAGGATTGCCCTGTACACAGCCAGCGCAAATTTAAACGAAGATACAACGGCGTATTCAGCTACGAACGAAGTAGCTAATACAGGTACTTACGTCGCTGGTGGGGCAATACTAACTCCCATCACAATCGGCACGTCTGGATACACAGCTTTTGTGGGCTTCCCAAACATCTCGTGGACTGGGGCAATCACCGCAAGATGCGCGTTGATTTATAACGACACCGTTGCCGGTAATCCATCTATAGCTGTGTTGGACTTTGGGTCTGACAAGACATCTACAACCACGTTTACAATCACCATGCCCGCAAACACCGCTACGGCGGCTCTTATTAGGAGTTCAAATTGATTACCACGACCAAAGGTGAAATGGACGAATCATTGCTTGAAAAGCGTGAAGGTTCCTTAGATAATGATAACGAAACTACCACATGGGTGGAGTATTGGTTAGAGGGTGAATTAGTTCACCGTTCGGTGCACGTACAGTTAAAACGTGCGGTTGTAAGTTTTGGTGAAACTGCTGAATTTTAAGGAAATATCATGGCAAATACACAAGCAATGACCACTTCATTTAAGGTGGACTTATTAAACGCAGTTCATGCGTTTAATGCAACGGGCATCCCTGCCCACACAGCATCAACTGCTGACACGTTCAAAGCGGCTTTGTACATAACAACTGCTACGATGAACGCAACAACCACGGCATATAGTGCAACTAATGAAGTGTCTGGGACAGGTTATACCGCTGGTGGTGTAGTTGTGACGTTTGGTACAGCACCAAACAGTTCTGGAACGACATCGTTCTTAACGCCTTCTGCAAGTATCACATACACAACAGTTACATTGTCTACGTCATTTGATGCAATGCTTTTGTATAACACAACTCAGAGTAACAAGTCTGTAGCTGTTTATACGTTTACGGCTCAGACGGTGGCTGCTGGTACGTTTTCACTGACCATGCCAACCAATGATGCCACGACCGGATTGCTGCGAATTGCGTAATTGATAAGTCATGTCTACAGCATGGGGCGCAGACGCTTGGGGTGATAATACTTGGGGCGGCAGTCAGAATGCGCTCACAGGTGTTTCAGCCACGGGCGCTATTGGCTCAGTTGCTTTAGTCATTTCTATTGCGTTGTCGGGTGTAGGTGGCACGGGTTCTGTTGGAACAGTTATTGGTGGCCCCACAGCAGGGTTATCAGGGGTTAGTGCAACAGGATCAGTAGGTACAGTAGACCTTGCAATACCCTTATCTGGTGTAACGGCTACTGGGTCGACAGGTTTAGTTGGAGTTGCGGAAAGCGTCGCACTTACTGGTGTATCTGGTACAGGCGAAGTTGGAACGGTTATTTACAGTTTATCCGCAGCTATATCTGGGGTGTCTGGCACAGGGTCTGTTGGATCGGTTGGAATTGAGGAGAGCGTTGCTCTTACGGGGGTATCTGCTACAGGTCAGGTAGGCACTGAAGAAGTTGCGGAAAGCGTTGCTCTTACAGGTGTATCGGGTACAGGCCAAGTTGGTAGCTTTGGTATTGAAATAGGCATTACCGGCATTAGTGCAACTGGCGCGGTTGGATCGGTTGACGGTCAGTTTACAGTCGGGTTGTCAGGTATTAGCGCTACTGGCGCGGTTGGATCGTTTGGTGTTGGACAGTCGTTATCGGGTGTTCAAGCCACAGGCACAACAGGCGACG